GGGTCAAGATCTTTATCTTTATCGAAAGCGGTGGCTGGCGAAGTTAAAATGTCTAAACCTGCACCCATGTTTTATTATACGTCAACAAAAATTATTTCGTAGGTTCATGACGATATCAATCTCCCTTCCCTGCAGCCCGGGATTTCTTGAGAATTTCCTCTTCATTCTCAAGAGTTTCATAATAGTTTCGTCGTCCAAGTCTTCAAAAAAATCCATGAGTTCCCTCATGTCACGTAGACCCATATCCTCTTTCTGTGCCTGAACGTAAGGCCATGTCTGTTTTCTTAATTCGGCAACCTCATGTTCAAGTTGTCTAATACGAGGGAGTAACACTTTCGTAATTACAGCGTTAGTTTCCATACGTTAACATTGATTTATAACTTTAAGATATGAAACGTTAGAATAGTAATGTTAAGGTCTCTCATTGTCAGACCTACTGTGAAATGCAAAGCTCAACATAGTGATGCATTTCATAACAAACTGAAAATGAATGAAATTAGACGTGTAGCTCTTCAACAGATGTATGAAGCTCCCTCACTCCATGAACCAGAAAAACTCACAGCGAGACAAGTGCGTTTAAAATTGATTCTTCATGAGGCTCTTGACATCGCCCACACTATTTGTGAACACCACGATGCAAATACAGAAGAATGTATGTGGGCGTGGGAAGTAGTTGATGAGATTGATGATGCAGCTACAAGGGCTGGTGTAAAGTATGAATAATTTCCTTGGTGTATAGTAAATGGATCTCAAAGAGAAAGTCAAGAAGATGGGTTTCCGGGTGACCAAAGATGTCAAAGGCAAACGTGTCAAACTTTCAAAGAAGGAGCTCCAAGCTAAACTCGATAAGAAAAAGAAAAGTGGTTCCGGGCCAACCCTCGAAAATCAGGCTAGAGACGCGAAAAAGTTTATTAGAGTTTGTAAAATGGTTCTCAGAGAAGCAGAGTCTAACGCTCCACGAGTTGTCCGTCAGAGGCGCTCCGCCGCAGCCCCAGCACCTCCTCCTCCTCCACCACCTCCAATGCGCGCACCACCAAAACCAGTCATCAACAACGCGCGCGCCAGGCTCATGACTAACCTTAGAGCCGACCTCAAAAGAAGAGGTCTCGCTACCTAAGTCTCCCGTTACACACAAATAATTCAAGTTCAAAATGATCATCACACCCGAAAAGCGTCAATTCCTAAAGAAGATCAGCGGGGGTCTCCACGTTCTCATGAGTAGCTCTTGCAAGGCTGATGAGATCGGTACCCACCCAGATTGTCCCATCGAGGAGATTATCTATGATAATTTTATTGTGCATACCAATACCGCTGCCGGTGGTGAGAGATATTGGTTTGATGACAGGAAGTTTAACAATTCTGTTGACTTCATTTCTGATGAGAATCTCGGTATTCTTCTCAAGTACTTTGACGACATTGACATGTATATGAAAAGAGTATTTTATGAAGCCTGTCCATCTAACAGTTCAATGAGTGATACAGATTTTAAGATTGCATCGCTCATTCATACTGGAGAGTTGGTGACATTTGAAGATCTACTCAATCACGAGTGATTTCCATACTCTTGAAGGGTGTACATTTAATGGTGGTTGTAACTCCTTTCGTTGAGTTGAGAAGTACTTCCACGTCATCTGTGCTGTAAGCTTTAACATCAAAACCGTCAATTACACGGACTGACTTGAAGTCATCTGTCACAGTTGTTTCCTGATCGATGTGTTTGTGTTCACCCATATAGTCACACTCTTTGTAGTAGTGAACACCTGGGGCACTTGGATCTATAGGTGGTGGTTTATTCTCTTCATCTTTTATCCCTAGGTCCCTCTTGTATTTGAATAGGAGGTAGAATATCAAAAATACGACTGGAATGACAATTAGGCCAAACATCTATTATTAGTTTACAATTTTAATTCCAAATCTCTTTGACATAAATTTCTTCACACTTTCAAAATCTGGGTAACTCCAGAGGTACCATCGCGACCAAAATCCCGCACCATCAATACCACTGATTTTCCAATCCTCTTTATCACTGGAATTGACACTGAGCATCAATGTTTGAATTCGTTTTGGGTCTCTCTCAGCAATTGTACGTTTAGCGACTCTTCCACCGTGACGAAGCACATAGGAACGCATCCGTGAAGGTGTTTTGTGTTTGGTATAGTCTGAGTACCCACTGGCCCCGAAGTCAACGGTTCTCCCGTCTCCTAGGATGGCCCTGAACTTCTTTTTACGATCAGGACTTCTTATGATTTTGACCTGCATGTTACTATTTTAAAATATTTTAAATTATAAATGACTTTTGATCAGTCAAAAAGGCGATTCGTAACAAAGATAGCTCCGGGTATACGCACGCTATTTTCGAATACTAGAGAATCAAATCGGGTGGGGAAAGAACCATCTAATAATACAGAACGTTTTATTAAGAAAAATATACTCATTCATACAGATGAAGATACGTACCATTTTTCAGTTGGAAAGTTTGGATTGTGTCTTAAGATGTTAGGAGACGATGATATACACACATTACTCGTATTTTTTGACTCTATAAATATAACAATTCAAGATGTATTTAGAGAGGCAGATATAAATGTTCTTTATTTAACCGAAGATGAACTGAAAATTAAAACGCTTATTGATAATGGAGACATAGAAACTTTTAGAGACTTTATGTATTACTAATTACTTACGGCACGCACCACAGTAGCCCTCCTTCTTAGCCTCGGGGAAGAAGAAGAGACGCTCGTCGCCACGCTTCACGCGGTAGAGATGATCATACATGTGGAGCAGACCGACCGCGAGGGCCACGGTGGACACGGCACCGCGGTTCATCTTGCGGGTAGTCCAGGCATAGGCCAATAGGAGACCGAGGAGGGTGAGCTGGACGATGGTGAACCTGGGGAGTGTGGGCATCACAAAACGCTTCTCAACAGTGTCAACTTCGTTAGTTGGGAGTGGGGTATACTTTTCCACCATTTTAGGTCCGCCGTAAGCTGGCATTTTTATTTTATACTGAGAAATTAATGTGGCGCTTCCTCCTGTTGCCTACGATCCTTGTACTCCACGATTATTTAAAGTCACCTATAGATAGGTTGTACTTTCAAACACCAATGAGACCCCTCGTGGGTATGAGGAACACTCTAATAGATCTTTTAAACTGGTGTTCTGAATATCACGTGAAAGATTACCCAGGTCTATGGTTGGTCAAACTACATTACGACAAGATTAGGCGAGAGTTTAAAGAAGTTTCGAAAGACGCTAAGAAACACCTTTTTCATGAACTTGATCCATGGTTTGACGTGAATCCAAATTATTACTACTACAAGGTGGCGGACTTTCCTATACTAAATGATCTAATCAAACAGATACCGTGTGTATATCACGATACAGCTGTATTTGCAGTGATGGATGGACCTATGTCCATAGCACCCCATCGCGCTGAAACGAACATCTGGCTTCGGTATCATATCACTATAGAAAGTGGTGGAGATTGCACACTCTATACTGACAAGGGACCACATGAACACAGGGAGGGTGAAGACTTCCTCTTTGACCATGCGAGGATACATAGTGTTGATAAACGTGACGCGGGGAGAAGGGTCGTCCTCATCTTAGATGTCAAGAGATTCTAAATGTTTACGACATACTGCACTATACATATCACTTCCACCGATGAGTTCTAGTTCCCTGTTGTCCACAGTCCTCTTCGTGAATGGACCTGGGTTCCCGTTATTACAACGCATACAAAGGGCTGAAAGTTTGGTAACTTCACAAGCCAGTGGAATACAGTCTAGAATTTCCCCCCATTTTCTCTGGAATGAATCAGCGTCTAGACCCGCGATAATTACAGTCTTATTTTCAAATAGGCAATACTCCACAAATTTCCTGAGACGGGGGAAAAATTGAGCTTCATCAATGGCGATGATATCAGCAATCTCAAAGTCATCTTTATACACCAGGTCATAAAGATCATACACTTTGTGACAATTAAACTTTACATTGTCATGGGTCTTCAAAACTTCATCTGGAGACCTGGTATCTTTTGCCGAATTGACTACGAGAATATTCTTACCAATAACTTTAAAGCGTTTAAGCCGTCTAATAAGTTCTGAAGTTTTACCCGAAAACATATTTCCCATAATAATTGAAAGACCCATCTCCGCTGATTATTATAATGTTGTATTTTTTATATGGGTCATATTCACAAGGCTTTCTTCAATGGTCATGAGGGGTACTATAACACCAAGACAGGACGTGTCAGGTTTGGTAAATGTGTATATCCCGATATCTCTACAGCTATAAATTATCTTGCTCCAAAGTAAGATGCCTCTCAGCGATGCAGCCATCACCAAGAAGGTCGGGGAGCTGCGTAAATCTGAGGGTAAGATCTACGCACCCCTCAAATATTTCAGGGGACTCACCACCCTCAAGGAGGTTGAGACCCGCTACAAGAAGATGCTCCGGAAGGACTACAAAGACTTCAAGACGGACAAGGGACAGAAGACAAAGACCTCTTCCTACACGCAAAAGTTTAGAAAGATGTATCCGGGAGCCAAATCTCTCCCTGAAATTGCTAAGGCTACTGGTGTGCCTTTGAAGACCCTCAAGACCGTGTACAATAGGGGACTCGCTGCGTGGAGAACCGGGCATCGTCCGGGAGCCTCACCACAAGCGTGGGGGTATGCTAGGGTACACAGCTTCGTCACGAAGGGGAAGACGTACTACACGGCTGATAAGGATTTGCGATAATACCTAAGGATAGTGTGTATATAGATTTTGATGTGAGTTAAACCCTAAACCCTCAATATGAAAAATTGGTTCACCTTCTACTTCACACCATTCTCTTTCTATCATATTTATAAATTTTCTTTGTATGAAATCTAGAGACTTTTCAAATTTATAACCATCAACACGGACTGAGAGATTCCCCTCTTGATCGAGAATAGAATAAATAGCTCCTATTTTGGGGTAACACTCCTCATATTCCTTAGAGCTTATAATTCGGTCTCGTAATCCAGACATACGCTCACATATGTATGGTTTAGGTGAATTGTCCCTCATTGCTATAAATTTCGTCATGCGTATTTTACAGGAATGACAGCACTTTTGCGTCCTTAAACAGTAAACACATTCTTCGGGTTCAGAGGTATCAAAGTCTCGAACAACTTGTAATCTTGCACGTTGCTCTTTACGGGTTCCTTTTAAACTCGCTTCTCCTTCGCACAATTCCTGAAGGATGTCTTCGTGTTTCATGACGTCTATATCCATACGATGTTTACACTCTTTTGTTAGTTTTGTACCGTTTTCGGTATCCTTCAAAAACTTATTAGCGTCGATTTCGAACCACGGTTCGGGTGTTTCGCGGGTGGTTTTATGGGTGTTATAAACTTCAAAAATATACTTGATTTTTCCATTTTTTATAAGAGCCACATCAACGATACATTTTTCGCTTACTCGGTGCTCAACAATGACTTCATCACCCTCTTCATAATCAATTTCTACATCATACGTACACCCTTTCGGGCATGACCGCACAACCTTCTTGATTTTTTTCTTCCTTAATAAATCAGCGATGATTTGTTTGGTCAGTTTATGAACCTCGCTTTCACCTGGATGGTCGTAGGAGAAGTCACAATGTCGTTCACCG